GTACCCTCTACCCTGTCCCCAAACTTATATTTAGGTTTAGGGCGTTCAGCTTCAAAATATTCTGCCAAATTCATTTTCGTGTCAACTCCAACAGCATTTGATAATTGCGATAGGCCTTTTCCACTGCTGGGTTAACAGCACGAACTTCGGCATCCGCACGGGCCTGACGCCATTGTTGTTTGCCAAAGTTAGCATCATCAATCAGGCGATCCATCTGCTCGTGTTGTCTAACTAGCCGTTCTAAGTTTTCACTGGTCAGATGTATGGCTTTCATTGGCACAACCTGTAGGTCTGCATCCGGGGGTAACTTGCCGTCCCACATGAAGTAGGGCATGCGTCTTGAATACTGCCGGTATTCCCTGCTGTCTTCTATACGTGCATCGTACTCAGCTTCAAAGTCTTTGATATCCCTAGAAGCTTCGGCCCGCATTTTATCCAATGCATTGTAACTCATGAGCGCCACCTAATAATGAACCAATCGCGATCTTTCGGGGTTCGAAACCAAAATTGTCGATCGTTTACGTACCATCTTGCTGATGGTTCGGGTGCTGTGCTGTTGTGCCTCGCAGTGCCCGAGTCACCATAAGTGTCCCTGCACCATGCTGACATTTCCCGCCAATTGCCGCCCACGGGTTCTACGCAATAGTAACGACTACCGTACACAGTGCCCTCACTCAGCACCAAATCACTGACAGGCTGGCTGTTGAGATCACGCATAAGACGGTCTATGGCCTGCTGTGTAAAATGACTCTTGCCCACAGCTCTACCCGAAGTCATCGTGAAGACTTGACCCGGCTTAACTCCGCTCATCACTTGATCCAGCATGTTTTCTTGCCAAGGCATGAGATCTGACAAGTTAGCATAGGGCTCAGTCACGGCTGTATTCCACCAGGGTCAGTGAGCCACCTTCAGCAGTCATGCTGTCAGCCCACGACTGCAACATGGGCATGATACGAGCAGGATCGCCACCAGCCAGACCCATGCCAATTAGGGGAATGCCAATACGGTATTTGCCAAAGCGAGCTGTGAGGCTCTCGGTAATTTGAGCAAAACTGGCATATTCAAACACATCTTCACCTGGGAATTTAGCTGTGTTGTATTGTGTATAAGCATTGACAATGACCAAACGGCCGCTCATGCCAATAGTATAGCGACCCAGCTTGTTGCGGTCTCCAGCCAGGGTATGTTGGTCAGCCAGCCAAGCATCCGGAAACTCTGCACGTATTTGACGTGCAATACCCGAGCCCATGGCGTTGTGGCAGTTGCAACCCTGCACGATGATGTCATATTGGCCTGCGCGGCCCTGGGCGACCAAATCGCCCTTAACTGAGTTAAGCATGTAATTCCTTAGTGTGTTTACATTGGCCGCGGAATGTATATCCTGGGCAAGTACAAGTACCAGCGGCTGTATCCACATGATACACTGAGCCATTACTGCCCGCAACCTGTTTGAGTGTAGTGACCTCAGGCTCGACTACTGTAAATGGATTCACCAGCAGTCGTTCAAACTTACGTCCACTGCGGCTGATTGTAATGGGTGCTTTAAAGTATTGAGCAACTGCACTGCCCCGGGGAATATAAGCCAACATTCGATCCCCACTGAGCAAATAAGTGTGATTACAAGCTGACCCGTCTGCCCAAACAGTAGTTTCTCTAACAGCTTCCATAGTGTGTCCTCTGTGTTGTATGGGTTAATTATAGTGGATTATCCTGAGAATGTCAACCCGCAGATAACCAAAGCCGCGAAGCGCCAGCGCGAAAATTTTGAGCCCGTGCAGTCAAAGCCATTCGCACACGCCGCCGAAGCAATCGTCAGCCTGTGCTTTGGGTGCTAAATATTAGAATAAAGGAGAACCCTATGTTTGTATATGAATATATTGCTTACAGTGAACAACTGAACGAAGAACAGCCGCTAACAGCTGACACTAAACTTGGTGCTGAAATAGCAGTCAGCGAGTTAAACGAGACCACAGACACTAAGTGGGTGTTGTTGACCAGAATCAACACCAAGGCTGAATAATATGGAATACATTATTCTAGCGCATAGTCACAGCAAGAACAGCACACAACGTGAACTACAGTTAATGGGACCACAGCCCACTAACAGTCGTGAAGCTGATAGATTAGCTGAAAGTTTTGCCCGTAGACTCAGTGAACAGCGCCATCAAGGTGCAACTGACTGGCAGGGTAAAACTGAAATTGTTGAAGCATCTGCTTATAGAACACAGTGACAACTGATCAATATCGTACATGGCTTCGGGCTCAACTGAACATATTGAGTCAAAGCCGTTACAGTGATCCTAAACTAGCACAGCAATATGAGCTGGGCTTTTTACTCAGTATGGCAGCTGAAGCTATGACACGTGACAATGCCGTTGCACATAGATTCAGACAACGAATACATCAGTTAGGACTTACTCAGCCAGCTAAACAAGCGCCACAGAATCACGCCAATGGCCCAAGCGCCAAATACCAATAACCACATAATACCCGCTGACTGATTCAGCAAATTCAATAAGTTCATACTATACCCCGCTGTGACAGTGTGTAACAATACCCCGCTGTGAACTATACATATATGTACTGCTATGGTATCTAAACCCAACTAGACATACTGTATGCACACAATGAAGTGATTAGCTTATAATATAGCATGAGTACATGTATACAGTCAATGACTTTTGAGCAAAGTGCTTATAGTGAGGGAGGGGACATATACGAATACTATAGCAGTACAGTAATACCCCGCTGTGGGCACCCTGTAATATTGGGTAGATACAGCGTATGCGTACAATACCCCGCTGTGATGTATGCAGGATATCCAGGGTATACAACATATATGCACAATACCCCGCTGTGAAGTCTAGGGTGGTGGGGAGATTTTGAACAATGCGGGAACTTTGAAGAGAATGCGAGTAACCATTTAAACTATGCCAGTCTGCACCTCGGGATACCTGCGCTGCCGAACCCTATACGCATGGTGGTCCACCATGATTATGAATCATAATCTTGATTCTGTCACACTTTATCACACAATTCTACACTTTTTCACATTTATTCACTTGAATCCACACTGTGATACACTGTACTCTACAGTCCGGCACAGTCGAGATCCTGCTAACCACTACGAGGAATTCACACTGTGTTAAATACTAGATGCCATTCACTGTGATTGCTCACATATATGTAAGGGATCGTGACTATACTGTATACGTTAGTATCAGTAATACTACTCATGAGATACATGTATTCAAATACAGTGAAGATCGTCTGCGTTGTGAATATGAAGTGTTTCCCAATCATATATTAGCGGCGGAGTATTTGGAATTATTGCTTTAAGGTGGCCGGGCGGTTCAAACCAAAATATTAGTCAAAAGGCCCTGGGGTTGACAATGGGCAAAAAATTTGCTATAATCAAAATTCTAGCCGAAATCTAAATAAGAATCATTCTTATCTAGGACCCAAAGACCATTTTGTCAACCCGGGTATTCTGGTGGTGTTGTGAAAAAACAACAATAACCATTTTGTCAACCAGGTTTTTCCCGCTACAGAAACGGCGCCCAGCCTCCACGTCCACCCCCACTATGTTCGAACATGAGTGTATTATATGGCATTTTGGGTTCTTTGTCAATTTGGCTAGAAAGACCCTACTGGCAGTGTGGTGTTGACAGTTTGGGCTTTTGGCGCTATAATTTAGGTATGGAAAAGAAAAAGCGAACTGCCCGTAAAGACTCAAACTATGTTATCTATGTGGCTACCCATGAGGGCAAGAGCTATATAGGCCTGACTCGCAAGGGCGCTGTCAGTGTAGACAAGGCAGTTAAGGAACGATGGCGCAAGCATATTTCGCGGGCTAGATGCGAACAAAGGGCGTGGGTCCTGTATCAGTACATCACAAAGGGCGCTTGGACTGGCTGGGAGCATACTGTACTGGATGTGATCCGGGGCCGTGCTGAAGCTTATGCATATGAGCGTGAACTGGTCCGGCAGATCCAACCCGAACTGAACGATCAATATATTGGTTGACATTTTGGGCAGGGTTTGCTATAATATACACTTACACAGACAGGAGCAGACATGGAACTAGTGGATCGGGTACTCAAGCAGATAGAGCAGGATGTGGCCAACAAGGACTTCACAGCCATTGAGGAGCTTCTACAGTTCGTTCCCCAGCACATCTTAGAGGGCTTCATCAGTGAGTGTTTTACTGACGAGGATGACGGACAGCCCACAGAGCAGGAAGAATGGTACTCCTTTGACCCTGACTGCTAGAGGTTGACGCTTTTGGCAAAAGGCGCTATAATATACACTTACAACGAACAAGGAGCGAACCATGTTTAAACTGTTATCTACTGCAAACCCTAAGATCCAAAAGGGCACCAAGCTGGGCTATCTCAGCTTTATCCTGCACCTTGCACCAGCGGACTTGTCGGGTAAAGAGACTTGCCCAAAGCGAACTGTAGGCTGTACTGCCGCTTGCCTTAATACGGCGGGCAGAGGCGGCATGTTCAAACGTGGCGAGAACACCAATGCTATCCAAAAGGCACGTATCCGCAAGACACAATACTTCTTCAATCAGCGCCAGGACTTTATGCTGGACTTGAAGAAGGACATTGAGAAGGCTATTAAAATGGCCGCCAAGTTGAACTTGACTCCGGTGTTTCGCTTGAACGGTACTAGCGACTTGAGCTGGGAGAAATACGATATGCTGCCGGGCTTGAATGTATTTGAATGCTTTCCCACTGTACAGTTCTATGACTACACCAAAGTCCTGGGACGTAAGGTCAAGGGCTATGCCAACTACCACTTGACGTTCAGCAAGGCAGACGGCAATGACGCAGACGTGGCCGAAGCATTATTGCAGGGCATGAGCGTGGTGGCAGTATACGACAAGATCCCAGCGGGTGTGCCGTCAGCAGACGAGACTGATTTGCGCTTTTTGGATCCCAAGGGCGTGATGTTGGGGCTTAAGGCCAAAGGGCGTGCCAAAAAAGACTATTCGGGTTTTGTGATCCGTTTGACAGAAGTGGCATGACCTGCTATAATATACACTTACACAGACAGGAGCTGAAATGTTTACAAGCGCAAAGGTTGATGGCCAGACTGTTAAAATTGGTGATTGGGTCTGCTTCAAGTCAGATGTGGAACAATGCGGCAAGGTAGTTAAAATCCGTCAGGACAGTTTTGGCAAGCTCGAGCTGGTGCTGGAGCGTGAAGACGGGTTTGAGGGTGACTACATTGGTGGGCAAGACACCACTGTACAAAGGGCGTCGGATTGCTGGGTAGAGTAATCGGTTGACGCTTTTGCCAAAAGGCAGTATAATACATACATAGACACAAAGGAGCGAACTATGATGTTTACACTAGAAGTATACAAGAAGGATGCCCGCACTAAAAAGGGCGAGCGTTTGGTACATAAGGCGGACCATGACATCAGCAATAGTGGCCCAGCCCTTAACATGTTTGAGCATACTGTTAAGCATACATGGCGGGCCGCACAAGGGTATCGTTATGAAATCCATGTGACTTATGTAACTAAGAAGAACCTAATGGGCGGTAGCGAGTTTATCGAACGCTATGATACTCCTTACTATTGCTCACCCTCTAGCGAATCTTATTGGAGCATGTAATGATCACAGCCTCTAAGCTCACAGAGCTTACTACCTACAGCCCCCGAGCTCTGACCCGCATTGTGCAGGCCAGCGGCTACAAGAAGGACACTGTCAACGAAGCCAAGTTCCTGGGCATGACCAATGCCGGGCAGTTCTGCTACCAAGTGGACTATGACGACTTTGGCACTATGACCACCACCAAGCTGTTTGTCAAGTATGACCCTGGCAACGGTGTGGTCTCTGCGGACTATTGACAGTTTGGGGTTTTGGTAGTATAATAAACACTTAAACACACACAGGAGCGAACTATGAACGTTAAAGAAATCAACACTGCCATTATCAGCGCCAACTTCACCAACACCGAATTGGACAGCATCCAGGACGCCATCCGCTTTGCCAAGTCGCGTATCGCCAGCCAACTCAGCGTCACACTGGGCAAGGGTAGCAAGGTAAGCCTGTCCCACGCCAAGCTGGGCGGCAGGGTGTTTGGCACTGTCCTTAAGGTCAAGATCAAAAAGGCTGATGTCAAGCTGGATTCGGGTCTGACCTACACTGTACCTTTGGCTATGCTGACAGCGGCATAAAGGGCGTCAAAAAATACCCGAGTAAAACGCTCGGGTATTCTCTCCTTTGTTTGACATTTTGGCTAACCTGCGCTATAATAAACACATAAACAGCAAGGAGCGAAGATGAAAGTAAAAGTAATAAACATAGAGGCAGCAGGCTATTACACTAGCGAACATGCTAGCGGAAGCACTGTTAAGGTGACACTGCAACGCGGCAAAGAGATTGCTAGCTGTGACGAGATACTTATTTGGGACGAGGAGTACGCTGAGGACTGCTTTGAGGACTGGAAAGATTGTGCGCTAGCAGGCGAGGCAGGATACACTTACACGGAGCAATGAGTATGAAAAAAATGTTTGTTTTGCAAGTGCAGGGGTGGGGCGACGACGAGGACGCTTTTGAGAACGTAGGCGTATACGACAGCAGAGTGGGTGTAGAGACTGCACAGAGAAATTTAATTAGCGAAGCACTAGACGACGGTCTAGAGGACGTGGTAACTAACATAGACGAGTTTGAGCTTAACGCTTGACATTTTGGCAAGAGTGCGCTATAATTAACACTTAGCAACAAAGGAGTGAAAATGAGAGACGCTATACTAGCAAAGCTGGCGGAAGTAGACGACATGCTACAGGCTGCAACCCTGGATGGGGAGAGCTTGACAGAGATGGACTGTTTTGCAGAGCTGGAAGGTGCATTGCACAAGCTGACGGAAGCAGTTGACTACTACGTAGATTGATGCTATAATTGTTTTTTAAGGAGCGAAACTTAATGACTAAAGTAATTTTTAACACAAACGGCCTGGGCTACTGGAGCAATGTGCAAAAGGCAGTAGAGGTTGTTGATATGCAGGTTGCATACATTAACGACGAGCGTGACTTTGGTGAGTTGCGTGTGTACTTTAACACAGACACTTGGGACGTTAACACAGACGGACTAATTTACACAGACAAGCAATGGCGCAATGAGTTGCAAGCGTTTTTAGACGCACACGGCTTGCCTGGCAAAGACATTAGCTATAGCGAGCAGGGCATGCAGGGTGACAACTATGTGAGCTTGGATATTGTGACAGCTAAGTTTTTAACTGCATGGGAAGCTAAGTTTAACACAGTATTGGAGGCAGTGTAATGCTAACAGCAAAGCAAAAAGCAGATAAATTGCGTAAGGCAATTGCGCTGTTGATGGATGTAGATGCACTAGTACAAACAGCACTGGGCGACACAGACGTGTGCTATGACACACACTGCCAGATTGAAGAGCTTATTGACGAGCTTACTGTAGACGTGCAGGAGTTTGACAGTGTTGAATAATATACTACAGTGGGCGGGCACAGTGTGCCTGCTTACAATGTACGTGCTAATGAGTTTCTTTCCTCATTTGCATCCTTATAATATTGTGGCAGGAGTACTTGGCGGCGTGTGCTATTTGACGTGGACTTTGCGGGTGCGCAACACTCCACAATTAATTGTCAACGCTGTAGCAATAACCATAGGGCTAGCAGGGTTATACAAAGCCTGGGGTTGACGTTTTGAGCTAAGTGCGCTATAATTAACACTTAGCAACAAAGGAAACAAATGGAAGACCTGCAAGTACAAAAACAGCAATTAGACGCCCTCATGTTTAAAGTGCAAATTTTGCTAGACGAGATGGGCCTCGACGAAGTAGACACTGTGCAAGACGCTTTTAATGCGTTGGCTTGTGCAGTAGACGAAACTGTAAACGAAAGTTACTAAAGACCCTACAGCTTGGCGGGACTTGACAGTCCTAGTCAAAGCTGTTATAATATACACATACAAACAAACATTAGGAGCGAACCAAATGAATGATTTTAATAACTTGCTGGACCTCATTGACGAAGTGCAGGACATGGTAGAGCGTCAGATAGCAGGCATGCGCCGTGTAAGCGCAAGCGAGCTGGGCTTGGACAATCGCTGTGGTCGTGCTTATGTTGACGACAATATGGAGTACATTGTAGTTGACGCAGGCAATGCTCGCTCATACGACTACTACGGCGGCTTTGAATATATTGACGATGAGGACAAGCGTGTACTGGGTGACTATGTTGTTTACCTCAATACCTGCGACCGGGTGCGTGATGCGCTAGAGTGCTTGATGGAAAAAGAAGACTTGTGCGACAGCGAATGAGTTGACACATTGCCCAAAAGGCGCTATAATATACACTTACACAGCAACACACTAGGAGCAGAAAATGGGTACACGAAGCACTATTGCTATTGAGTTTGCAGACAACAGCGTGTCGCAAGTCTACTGTCATTGGGACGGTTACCTCGACAACAACGGCGCTATCTTGCAGAACTACTACATGAACCCGTTCAAAGTCAAAGCTCTTGTAGAGCTAGGCGACTTCTCTAGCCTGCGTGAAACAGTTGAGGAAACTAAAGAGGGCGCTTACAGTGAGCGAGGCGAGGACTGTGCCGCTCGCCGCTACAAAGACAGCGACGAATACTTCGACTGCTGCCAACAAGAAGAATACGACTACATTCTCCGCAATGTCAACGGCACAGCTACTTGGTTCGTTCGTTGCTATGCCACAGACGGTGTTTGGACTACTATCTCTGAAGCATACGGCTTGCAAGAGCGTATGGAAGCAGAAGGAGCATACTAATGACTGGGTTCGCTAGCAAAAAGGAGATGGCAATGGACAAACTGTTCGATCGTGACGCCGCAGAGCAAACACTGGTAGACAGTGACTTTGACTACATCATGCAGACAGACAACGGACTAGAACTGCTGAGGGACTACCTACTTCTAGGCTTCAAAGGGTATGCCAACTTCACAGATGCTGAGCTGGTAGCAGAGATCAAAGAACGCAAACAAATGGGAGAACTAGAATGAGCAAGCTGAAAGATCTGACCTACGACATTGAAACCCTGTTCATCGACGGCAAGAGTCCAAGGGAGATCTCCGAAGAGCTCGGGTGCCCGCTGGGCATTGTAAAGGGCTGTCTCGAGGGCTTTGGGGTAGACGTTAGGGACCTGGACGACGAAGTTTATAGCCCATATTACGGCGCTTGACATTTTGAGCTTTTGGCAGTATAATACATTTATACAGACAGGAGCACAGCATGAAGATAGTTATCAAAGTACCAAAGCAGGTCAGGGCACACATTGTTCTGTTCTGCAAGGACACTCCCTTCAAGCAGAAGGTAGTCCAAAGCAAGAAGCAGTTTAAACGCAATCCAAAGCACAAAGGGCGTGACGAATGAAAGGTCTTATTACCAACGAATGGGACAGGGACAACCTGAACTTTCTTTTGAATACAAAGGGCGATGACTTCAAGGCTTGGTATGCCCAAAGCGATGAGGACGACAAAGCCTATGCCCAAGAGCTGATGGATGCTTACAGCAGAGAGCTCCAACTCCGTGCCCAAGAGCTGGAGATTGAGGGTAAACTGGCCCTAGGCAATAACCCTGAAGCTCGTATGGTTATTGATCGGTTCCGTTTGACAAGATAAGCGTTTGGCAGTATAATTACTACTTAAACACAAACAGGAGCGAAGATGAACATCAGCACACTAGAGCAGTATGTAGATCAAAAGAATTCTTGGGGTAAGATCTTTGGCAACAAGCCACTGAGCCTCCTCAATGCTAAGGATCGTCAGGCCATTGCCTCCAGTATTGATTCGGACCTTAGCCCAGAGAACTTGACCTGCGATGGCGAAGTGCGTGGAGCACAACTGCAAGCCAAGTATCGCTTCCTTACTCGTTGTGCTCAGGAACTTCAGAGCATTGACAGTTCTGTAACCTTTTACGAATACAACTAAGGAGCCACTATGCCTAATTGGTGTAACAACACAGTAGAAGTATATCATCCAGACCCATCCAAGCTCAAGGCTTTGGTGGAAGCGTTCAACAATGGCGAGATGTGTAACTACATTCATCCAGTGCCAGAGAGTCTTAAGATCGTAGCGGGCCGCGTAGGCGATGCCACAGACCCTAAGCAGATCGAACTTGAAGCACAGGAGAAGGCTAACCTTGAAGCACACGGTTACAGCACATGGTATGACTTCTGTGTCAACGAATGGGGCACCAAGTGGGATGTGGGCGGCGACGGTATGGAAGTAGAGCTCAAGGGCTTGAAGAACGATGCCACCTTGTGCTTTGACAGTGCATGGAGTCCGCCAATTGGTATCTACGAGAAGATGCTGGATCAAGGCTACAGCGTTCGTGCTTACTACAATGAACCGGGCATGGCGTTTGCTGGTGTATGGTGGGACGGTGATGACAACTACTTCGACTATGGTGGCATGACTAGCGAACAGATCCGCGAAGAACTGCCAACAGAACTAGACGAAGCAATGGGCATCAGTGAGTCCGCAGAGATGTGGGAAGAAGAGAACCTTGAGATTGATCTCGATGGTGGTGTGAGTGCAGTAAACGAACAGGAAAATGAAAATGACACCAAGTAAAGAAGCAATGGATCAGTTGGAACAGATTTTAGCAAAATGGGCGACAGATCGTGAGCAGACTTGATCTTTTTGGTAGACCCTGGACAATCTTTGATCCTAACATCAAAGAGCATAGAGCTTGGTATCATCAGTTTGTAGAGACGGCTTCTTGGGGACATTGCCCAGTTAGGTTTGTGGTGCCAGAAGACCACGGGGACTTGATCACTATGATCCAACGCAGTTTGGTCAAGTTCTATTCGGATCGTGAGTTCCCAAATGGTGTCAAAACCAAGGCTCCTTTGGTTCGCCAAAAGAGAAAGAAAATGGTTGACAACTAACCAAAATAGTTGTACAATATGAACATGCTAAAGAGATTGGCTCCGAAGCATTAATTTTAACACACACACAGAAGAGGTATTTCAAATGGCTACAGATAAATTGTTCAACGTGGTTGGCGTTTCTAAACTGAATGGTGAGTACAAGGTTCGCTTTGCCACTGACATCATGCGTATCAAGGTCCTGGCCAAATCCGGTCACGAAGACATTCGTCTTGCAGAGCTTGACAACGCAGTTACCAAGTATGAGGCAGTACTTGAGATTCAGGGCATGGACGAGTTCCAAGATGCGGCTGCTCAGTCAGTGATTGCAGAGTATCTTGAAGACAAGGCTCCTAAGGTCAAGGCTGCTCCTAAAGTCAAAGCCACTGCCGTTAAGGCCCCTGCTAAGACCAAAGCGCCAGCCAAAGCTGCCAAGGTTGTTGAGAACGAAGACGCACCGTTCTAAAACATGCGATACGGGTGCTCTCTAAGTCAGGATTACACACCATATCGCGTGGTGATTCGCGACTTCGAGAGCTCACCTAAAGGACGAGTACTGTGCATCATTGCACGTGATAACCAGCACGAAGCTGAGCAAATTGCCCAAGGCATTTGCGACCTATTAAACTACGAAAGCAAGAAAGATGATTTGGGAACTCTATGAGGTGTGGGCTGTTGATGTTGACGGCCATGAGGACCTTATCGATACCACTAAGAGTCTAAAAGAAGCTAGGCAACTGGCTGCTCTTAACATCGACGAAGACATTATCCAGTGCGTGATTTATGCTGAAACGCCAGACGGCGACTTGGTTGAAGTAGAACGAATTAAATAGAACGCTGGGCCTCTAGCTCATGTTGGTTAGAGCAGTGGACTCATAATCCATTGGTGCGGAGTTCGACTCTCCGGGGGCCCACCAATTCTGGCGATAGTTCAACGGATAGAACAGTAGCCTTCTAAGCTATTAATCCAGGTTCGATTCCTGGTCGCCGGACCATTCTTTGGTTGACAACATTGCCCAAAAACTGTATAATTAACACATACACAGCAAGGAGCAGTCGATGAGCTACACACTGATTACCAGCAAGGGCACAGTTATGCAGTTCTACGTCAAAGCAGTGGCAGACCTATACCAAAGCCTAAATGGCGGTGTTGTAATAACACAACAGATTTTGGTTGACGACTTTGCTCAAAATGTGTATAATTAACACATACACACAGCAAGGAGCGACAATGATTGCAGTAGATCAAGTAACCAAATACACAGTGCATGGCAAGAGCTATGACCAGCAACACGGCAACGCATTTGACCGTGGAAGCGCAGACAGCTATTACGGCCGTGGACGCGATCCACACATGTGGCCAGAGGGCACTTACAAAGGACAGCGTGTTGAAGCCAGCGATATGACTGACGACCAGCTGGAAGCATACCACGCAGGCTACGACTACAATGAACAGTATGGCGACAAGAAGGACTGGGGTTGACTAGTTGCCCAAAAGGCGCTATAATATACACATACACTAGCAAACAAGGAGCGAAACTTGAAACTACATATCCAGACTCAGATCCAAGAGAACTATGGTGCCCACGATTGGGACGGTGTTGGCGAGTGCCCGCAGTACTGGAAGTTCAAGGGTGGCAATGACTACATGTATGACATGGGTTCTGCTCTGCGTAGTGATGAAACCTTAGCAGAGATTGTAGAGTATTTCCGTCCTAAGATCGAAGTAGACTCTGTGGGCTTTCGCGAATACATCATTGGCTACGGTGTAGTGGCTGATGACTACCTCACAGAGTTCGAGCAGAGCCAGCTGGACTATGAAGGCTCTATCACCTATCGCAGTACCTTACTGGAGATGAACTAATGAATGCAGGCATGTTTCTTTTCGTCACAGGCTTACTGTTGACCATGGCGGGTGTGGGTGGCATTGAACACAGCATCACAGATGATGAACTGATCAGTGGTGTCATAGCCAGTGCAGTGGGTCTGGGCATCATGTATTGTGGAGTCCTGTTCCTGCAAAGGGAGCCAGGCAGTTCGGTTGACAACCCCACACTCCGATAGTATAATAAACACTTAAACACACACTGGAGCGAAACAGATGAAGAACCCAATCCCAAAGAGCAACATGTTTGCCACACCCAAAGACGAGCAGGACCTGTTTGATCGTGTGCAACAACTCACAGCACAAGAGCGCCAAGTGGCCATGATGTTTGTGATGTTTACGCTGAATCTTTGCAATCAGATGGTGGAAAAAGAATTGCAGAAAGAGTTGACTGCCTGAGCATTTGGCAGTATAATACATACTTAAACAGCAATTAGGAGCGAACCAAATGGCTTATATTTCCGCACAAGACGTCAAGGCAATCCGCGCAGAACTCAAAGAAAAGTTCCCCAAGTGGAAGTTCTCCGTACGCAAGGGTTCAGGTAGCCTGTCAGTAGACGTCAACATCATGCAGGGCACTGAAAGCTTTGATGATCAGTTCAGTAATGGACGTCGTTATGCACAGGTTAATCAGTACTGGATCGCCGACCATTTTAAGGACTCTAGTGAGCGTCAAGCTATTGAAATGATCAATGAGATCATGCACAATGCTCCAGGACGTGCAGGCGGTAAGGTGTACTTCGACGAGTCCGATGCAATGACTGATTACTTCCACACTGCCTTCTACACTCACTTGAGCATTGGCAAGTGGGATCAGGACTATGCCTGCATAGAAGGTTGACTGACTGCCCAAAAGGCAGTATAATTAACACTTAAACACAATAAGGAGCGAAACTTATGGTAACAATGGAACAGGTACTAGAAGGCAAGGGCATTGCTCATGCGGCTTCAGCGGCCATGTACAACCAAATGGGTGGTGACCGTGGATGTTGCGGCTTTGCTTGGGTTGAGGTCTACGTGGATCGTACCAACTCAAAGCAAGCACAAGAGCTGATCAAGGCAGGCTTCCGCAAGGACTATAAGCCCAAGTGCTTGAGCATGTGGAATCCAGGCGATGTTAACGTTCAAAACGTGGACATCAAAGAAGCGGGTGCGTGGGCCATGGCCAACTACCTAAACACCTTGGGCTTGAAGGCCTATGCAGGATCGAGGTTGGATTAATGAACAAACTATTTGAAGTGACATTTTCAGTGGGCACGTCAAGTGATCTGCAATACGTGACCACAAGGGTTTCAGCATTCCAACCACAGCAGGCGCGAGCCTTGGTAGAAGCACAATATGGCAGAGATTGCCACGTGATCAGCGTGTACGATGTGAGCTAATTACAAGCCTGAAGCTGTTGACACACGACAGCTTTGGAGTTATAATTACTGATTAAACACACAGGAGCGAACTATATGGCAAAAGTAATGACACTGGCAGACATGAAGAGCACAGCTACCAGCAACAGTTTGGAAACAGACACCACAGCGATCCGCCACAAAGAACAACTGTTGGCTGATGTTTCGGACGCGGACATTATGAAGCGTTTGGGTCAACGTTTTGAGATTCTGGAAGACATGACTCGTGCTGTGAAGAAGGGCGATGTACGTGCTATGATTGTGACAGGCCCTCCAGGCGTGGGCAAGAGCTTTGGTGTTGAGAAGGTCTTGAGCCGTCACGATACGTTCGCTGATGTGGCCAATGACAGCAAGCTGAAGAAGTACGAAGTAGTCAAAGGCGCTATGTCAGCCATTGGCTTGTACAAGAAGCTGTATGAGTTCTCAGACAAGAAGTCTATCCTAGTGTTTGACGACTGTGACTCAGTACTGCTTGATGACTTGAGCTTGAACATTCTCAAGGCAGCATTGGACTCAGGCAAGAAGCGTATGATCCATTGGAACACTGACAGCCGCTTACTGCGTCAAGAAGGTGTGCCCAACAGCTTTGAATTCAAAGGCGGCGCTATCTTTATCTCAAACATCAAGTTCGATCACGTTAAGAGCAAGAAGTTGCGTGACCATTTGGAAGCATTGGAAAGCCGTTGCCATTACTTGGACCTTACCATTGACACCACACGTGAGAAGATCCTGCGTATCCGTCAGGTAGTACAGGACTGCGGCATGTTGGATGACTATGAGTTTGATGATGCTGTTAAGGAAGAAGTAGTAGAGTTTATTGTAGAGCACAAGGATGTAATGCGTGAGCTGAGCTTGCGTATGGTATTGAAGATTGCAGACTTGCGCAAGAGCATGCCCACTAACTGGCGTGCCGTTGCAGAGGTTACGTGTATGCGCCGCTAAGAGCGTAGCACTGTAGTAGACAGCCCAACGATTCGCTCCCGGTAAGCTGTCATAGTAGTGCCCAACGCCAGCAAGGCAATGGGTGTTGTGGATCCTCAGGATAAGTCCGATTCGCTCCCGGCTCCTGAGGATTTTTTTTGGTTGACTGATTGAGTACAGCATCGTATACTAGAGGCTAACAACAAGGAGCTTCGAATGACTGTACTGAACTTTCGTCCCAAATGCATTAACTATAACTGCACCAAGCCTGTAGCACACAGTGGGCAACGCTATCGTCCTGTATGCGGTGGATGCCATAAGGCGGGCTATGGTGCTGGCACATACGCCGCAGGTGTTCGCCCATTCCGTACAGGCTGCTGTAGTAACAGGGATGGGCACTTGGGCTTTGGCTGCTACATAGACTGGGCTAGGGTAGCTAGGGACGGCGCCCGCATCAAGACACACATAGATCACCGGGACGGCAATCACCTAAACAACGTGCCCAGCAACTGCGAAGAGCTGTGCGAAACATGCCATTCAGAAAAGGGCCGACGTGCAGGAGATTATCGTGGGTACCGGTATGCTTGACAAATAATTTTCTTGGTGGGGGTCCGACTATACATATTATTTTCTGTTGCTTTTTTGCAACAGCGCATGCAAATTTTCATGGTATATAGGTGCAAAATCACCACCATGAAAGCATAAGTACTTCTTTATAATTTTTTACGCGGCTAATTTTTGCGGAGCAAAGGACCCATTCTGGGGCCTAAAACTACCCCACTGAATGTGTAAGTACTGGTGTAATTTTTTTTGCGCACCCAAATTCTTGCCCCGCAGAACCCTTTCACGCTAAGTACAAGATGAATGAACTGTATGAAGAAACCATAGTAAGAAACGGCTATACATATCGCTATGATCCGGACTATGACTGCTACTATAGAGTCTATACACGTGAAGATCTAACGCATTGGAATCAATTTGGTTGGATATATGCGACAGCCATTCTCTGTGCCGTTTGCTACTATGTTGAATACCTTAGATAAACCATGCGTCACTACTACGTATTAAACCAAGATCCCCGTGCTGTAGAAGTATTTGAGTTTATACAAGACCATAATCTACGCTGTGAAGTACATGCCAATCGCACACGCTTTTGGATAGCAGAAGAATCATCCATACTTACAGAGTTTGTATTACGCTTTGTGGATTGTTGTACTTATGTGGATGACACAGTGGATTTAACTACTGGTCTAGGCCCATTGTAATAAGAATAGTGTTTTGTGACGTGCCCATTTAAACGCTATACAGGCTTGCCAATAGTCAATGCTGGTTCCATTGTGATACGCCCAACAACTATAATGACTGCCCACATAGCGGTTAAGCCACACTTCCATACAGTCCACAGCATTGATCCAATCCAGTTGGTCATGGCAGTTTAACACTGTGGGCCAGGGTGCTGTGGCAATGTGCTCAAAAGGGTGAACGTCTGGTAGATACATGCTGTGTGGCATGATAATATTTATGGCACTGCAAGCAGAAACACTCTAATTTCGCGTTTTACCGCTTGCTACTTCGTAGCTGTGAAAATTTGCGGCGCTCCGCGGTTGTTAGGCCTGTGCGCCCTTGATCACGGTAAAGTTGAATCTAGGTTGATCAATGGCCGTGCCCGCTATTGAAATAAAGCTGATTCTGAAACTGCCAGCCACTACCCTTGATACTATGGCCAAATAAGTGTTAGTACCTGTGGCTGCGTTTACCACTACCACATCGCCGGTGGCCACTGTAGTGTTGTTCACTGTGAAACTGGTCCAAGAATTGGTCACACCTGCGGCGTTGAACAGTTGTATATAGCCCGTGATTCTGTTGATGGTCACTGCGGCAAATCTGTTAGTGCCTTGATTCACTGCGCCGCCTGCGCCAGTAGCATAACCCAAACCTGATTGACTGTTGACCAATACTGCTGAAGTCAATGTGCCCACTGTGGTGATATTGGCACTGCCGGGCCAAGTACTCAGGGCTGTGTTTTCCACGTTGCTGAGTCCCACTGCGGATTTGCTTACTCCGCTTACTGTGCCTGTAAATGTGGGATCCGTGAACATTGTGGATTTTGATTCGTTTGTTACTGCGCCCAAACCCACCATTGCGGCTGTGATGCCTGTAACAGTGCCGGTAAATGCAGGAGCGTTCAACGGAGCAAAACCTGTTAATGCTGATTCAGTCACATAGCCCGGAACTACAGGAGTACCAGTGAATACGGGATTGTTAAACATTGTGGTTTTGCTTTCATTGGTCACTGAATCTAAACCCACCATGGCTGCGTTCAATCCCTGCACATTGCCCGTGAATATGGGACTGTCCAGTGTGGCATACAGTGTGAGATCCGGACGATTGGTGTGATTATCCGCGTTCAAGTAGTAACTGCCCGGCTGTCCGTTCAGTGTGCCTGCATCAGTGCCTGATCCGCCTGTGGTAGCGTCCAGTCCTGGAACCCATTGTGTACCGTTGTATTTCAACACTTGTCCACTGGTGGGCGGAGTAGTCACTGTGTCCACGTCGCTTAGTGCGTTGATGCTGGCTCCAATAGTGCCACTGACTCCAATGTTGGTAAATGACACAGTTCTATTAAACGTGATGGTAGTGCCTGTGCTGAGACTGATTGTGCTGCCAGTAAAGGTCACGTTGCCGGTCTGTGCCACTGTGCTGCCGCCAATTGTGGTGCCGGCTGGCAGTGCCACTGTGCCGGTAAAGGCAGGGCTGGTGAACATGGTGGCTTTTGATTCGTTTGTCACATTGCCCAGACCCAAACTGGTCTTGGTCACTGCGCTGACTGCCGAAGCTACAAAGGTCTCCGTGGCATAACCAGTGAGATCTACTGTGCCTCCTCCGCCACCTCCAGTGCTGGAAATCACACCGTCTACTATGGTTATGGTAACTCCGTCCGGACGCACTAATCCCAATGTGCCTGTGGTGGCTGTGGGCGTAGCGGGAGGACGATCTGTGAGATCATTATAACTGCCCGAAAACAACACAGGTCTGTTGCTGAGATCATTGTAACTGCCCGTTGATGCCACTTCGGCAAACGTGGGCAATACAGGTTTATTCAGTAGATTACCATACTCAATATTGTTGGTCAACTGATTGCTGACCCAAGCTCTATTGGCCAGTATAGTGCCGGCTCTGGCGCTGCCGTTGTAAATTCTCAGTGTGCTGTTGGTGGTGTCGTAAAATATTTCACCATTACTGCCCGTACTGCTGTCCAAGCTGGCAGCAATCCTTCCAATTAGTCTTAGCGAACGATCGGTCTTTTGTCCCATGGGTAAAATCCTAGTTTATCTACTAGTATTTACCCAAATTTCACGCTAGTCTTTTTGGTAGTATTGGTAGTTTACGCTGGTGGGATTTTGTCTGCGCACAGTGGCGCCGTTTTTCAAATGAAAACGCTCAGCCATGGCAGTCTGCGGACTCAGTGTTACTATGGCCTTGAGTTCTGAAAACTCGCTTTTTAACCATTTGGCAGCTTCTTGTAGCAAGCTGGCTCCGGCACCGGGACTGTAACTCCAAATGGTATAGAACACAGCCACGTGGTGATCCTTGGGCATGTCTATGAGATCTTGTTCACTTTCAGGAATATCTTTCAGCCATTGCATACAAGTGGCCGCTAGAATTTCATCACCGGCTTTGAGAATTAATATTTCCGCGGCCTCGTTGATACGCTGTTCAAGAGGAATGTGCGGACGCACAGGATCGTCTTTGACCAATCGCACTAAAGGATCAGTCAGTTCGCGTATGTGATGTAGTTCCATTAAAATTTCCTTAGTAAATTATATACGTACTTATCCTTTTCGTCAAAAAAGTAGATTACAATACTGTTACACTTCTTCGCTGGGTAAATTATTCAGCAGTTCTCTCAGCTTGCTACTTTCAACTTTGGCCTGTACTTTGGGCACGGCTGCTCCAGTAGTGGGATCTTCACTGACAGTTTGGCGGGCTTTGATGCTGTTTAGCAAACTGCTGCCAGCACTGACACTGGCATTGTTGCCATAGCCTTCTTCCTCACAGTCTGTAATACGCAGTGTGTCCACGTTAAAATCTAGATCAATTTTCATACCTACACCACTTGAACTACGAGTTTTCATCAGCTGGATTTGATAGCGTCCACGTTCACGCATAGCACGACTTGTAAAGATACCAAACACGTTATCTGCTGTCTGAATCTTACTTAGACCACCTGAAATGTGACTGTGATCAAACTCAACTTCTTCAACAGCACCACGGTTCAACTGTGCCGCAGTGACAAACACACAGTTCTTTTCCACTGCTAGATTACGCAGTTCTTCTGATACATACTTGTCCTTGACAAACAAGTTTTCAGCACTGATACGCTTGCTCAAAGGCATTAACAAGTCCATATAGTCGACCAATAGCACATCCACCTTACGTCCCATCTTGATCTCGTATTCTTTCAAGTAAGCGCGAATGTCATTGGCTGTTTTACCGGAAGGCATGTACTTGACTTGGAATGTGCCGGACTTCTTGCCAATCATTTTAACTTTCATTTCAACATCGTCGAGGCTCTTAAAGATTTCTCTAGTGGGAATTCCAGTTACCATTGCATCCACACGCATACTCACTAACTCTTCACTTAGTTCCAATGTCAAGTATACCACATTGTATCCTGCGAGTGCGTAATTAACGCCAAGGTTAGCCAAAAACAAACTCTTACCTGCACCAGATCCGCCTGCCCATATGTTTAGTTCTCCGCGATTGAATCCGCCAAACAGTTTGTCATCTACGTTTTTCCAACCAGTCGAAATCTGTCCGTTCTTATCTTTAATGCGCATCAAACGAGCACGGGGATCTTCAAAATAGTTAGTGCCCATGTCACGTTGTAAGCCTACTTGTACAGCCTGTTTGATCTTTTCTTCCACGGGACCGTACTCGCCTTTTTCCAACAAGTCAGCACTTTCTAAAATAGCTCGCTCCAGACCTTTGTGTCTGATAAATGTTTCAAAGTCATTCATCAACCATTCAAAGTGTTCTTCACGCAGATTCTCCGCAGGCTTTAAGTTACTGCCAGTGGCCGCATTGATGATGTCAGCAGTGGGCAATACATTATTTTCGCTTACATAAGCAGTTAGATATTCTGCAGGTTCTTGTAGCTTGCGATCAAAAAGTTTGCTGTCAAAGATGCTTTGGCAACGTACAAATGAGATCGGAAGA